TCATACAAAAGATAAAAAACTTTTTGGTGATTTTTCTAAAGTGTTGGATAAATACGGAATAAATTACCGTATAAAGAAAGGTAATCCTTCTACACAAAGGAGTGATGGGGAATATGGATATCCGTATATATTCATATATGATACATGTTTTATTGATTGGTTTATAAGTATAGGATTCGGATATACAAGAGATAAGAAGATACCCGTTTCCGTATTTAACTTGCCGGAAGAGTTGAGATGTGCGTTTTTGAGAGGTCTGTTTTCGGCAGACGGCCACACGTCTGCAAATATAATGGGTTATAAAACTCCTACTATTTGTTGTGTGAATAATGATTTGAGACAAGATATATTACAGTTGTTGTTAAGTGTTGGGGTTGCTGCGAGAGAGTGCAATAGAAGTAAAAGCAGATATAATGACCCAGTAACACTTGTTATTCAAGATGTAATGTCTTTTGTTAATAAAATAGGTTATTTGCAAGATTATAAAAATGAAGGTATATCAAGAGGAGAAAGAACAAAGGACAAATGGGACTTGGTGCCTAACTCCCTGGCTCTGGATATACTGGAAAACAACAAGGGAGGTGATATATCTTTTTCTAAGCATCATGTGAAAAAAGGTGGAAGGATAAGCAGAGGTAAGCTCATAAGGGTTTTGATAGAGGCTGGATGCAGTGTACCGGAAATATTGAACTACCATTTCTATAAAGTAACGGACAATTCTAAACTTGTAAAAGAGAAAGAACAACTTTATGATATAGAGGTATTCAATGACAAGCACATATTCCTTGCCAACTATACGGCAGTCCATAACTGCCAGGGTTCGCAGCCTAAAGGGTTTATCAATATAAAGAATCCTAACATATCAAACAGCACATTGCAGGAGTTTAGGCAGGCATGGACACAGACGATGGCAGGATACCAGAATTCGCACCGCACCCCAGTCATAAACGGTATTGATTTGGAATGGGTTGATTTACAGAAACTTAGCAATCGTGATATGGAATTTAACGAATGGATAAAGTTTCTTATTATAATGACATGTTCCGTATACCGTATAGACCCGTCCGAACTTGGATTCAATTTCAAGGAAAGTCAGCAGATATTCGGACAGGACGGGCAGCGCGAAAGATTGAAGCACAGCCGGGAAAAAGGATTGAAGCCTCTATTGATATTCTTGCAGGGTGTCATTACAAAGTATATTGTGAGTGAGCTGGATGAAAACTACGAGTTTGCATTTACCGGAATAGAGGTGGAAGACGAGGAAGCACAGGTAAAACTGGATTCTGAAAAATTGAGTAGCGGAATGGTTTCTATGCAGGACATATTCAAGAAGTACAACGGACGTGACTTTGACCCCGAAAAGGACATCATTCTTAACCAGGTATACCAGGGGATGAAGCAGGCAGAAGAACAAAACAAGATGTTCGGAGCTTCACAGCCTGGACAACAGCCGGAAGGTGTACCGGAGGACGAGGAAGACCCGTTCGCACAATACAAGTCGTTTAACGACAATCCTATAATGAAACCAGCAGTTGACTATTATTTAAAAAATCTTTACAAATAAGAAATTATGGAAACTTTCGATGATTTAAAGTTAGAAAGATATATAAACAAGGCTCTTTTGGAAAAGAGCCTGGGAAGACCAGAAATGTATGACGGTCTTCTGGAGATTGCGAAGGCACAACAAGGCGTGTATGTGAACAACACGGTAAACCGGAAGCTTGGCATTGTTGGACTGCCATATAAGAAAAGAAAGGCTACAGAGGAAGAGAAAGCCGACTTAACCAAGACAACGGAAGACCTTTATAAAGAAGGTAGTGCGTGGAAGCGAGACAGACAGATTAAAGTACATAATAAAATAAAGTCCGAATATCGGAAGAAAATGCTATTTGAGACAAAACCGCGTGCTTACTTAATGCTTGGTGGTGGTGGTTCGGGTAAAGGGTATTATCTTAAGAAGATGAAGGAGAAAGACCCTTCTATAGACAAGTTACCCGTTATTGACGTGGATGATATGCGCGATATGATACCGGATTATGAAAGGGTGAAGGATATAGACCCGAAGAAAGCAGCTTCTTATGTGCATGAGGAAGTATCGGATATTGGTAAGAAAATAGATAACGAATATATAACATCCAAGTCTTCGTTTGTAAAAGACGCTGTTTTCGGAAATCCAGAAAAACTTGAAAAATTGGTTGATGATTTGAAGGCACAGGGTTATGATGTCCATTTGGTAGGAGTGGCGACCGATTTTGATACGGCTTTGGACAGAATACAGAAACGTTTTGAGAGAACGAAACGATATGTTCCTACAGAAATAGCGAGAAAAGGACATAAAGGCGCGTCCGCTTCTTTCAAGAAAGTTATAGAAACTCCATTGAAAGATAAGTTCAAGTCTGTTAAATTGTATGACGGAAATTCCGATAATGGAGTGATTTATGATAATAAAGTGTTAAATCAAAAAGAACTTGATAGGTTTCTTAAAAAAATAGACTTATAAATTTGTTCAATTCTGAACAGTTTTGTATATTTGCATAGAAACTTAAAGAAAGGAGTAAAATTATGGCAAAGAAAAAGTACGGAATTGATATGACGGCTGATGAGTGGTTCGAGATTGAAGATAATAGTATAGGAGGGAAATGGACTATGGAAGAGGTTGCAGCTTTAGGACCAGAAGGAAGGGAATTTCATAGAAACGCTCCGTATAATCCTTACTTTCCGAAACCAGATATGTCTATTTTTAACGAAGACCTTTACGACGGTTATAAGATAAAGGAAAAGAAGAATGTCGGAAAAGAAAGTTGATGGTATAAGAACTCCTTTGGTATCGCGTCTTATTGGAGTGAAAAGACACGTGAAAGACCCTATCAGATACCCGAAAATACAATGCGGTTATGAAGGGCTTGCACAGACCATGTTCGCTACACAATCGGACGCGATGATAAAGGAGCTTATAAAAGAAATGATTAAAACGGTTGAAAGATGATATTCTCACCGGAAGAGATACAAAAACTGTATGATATAATAGACTACCGTCTTGCAAGGATTGTAGCCGATGTAATGGGGGATGAACTGTTGACACCGGAAGACAAGTCTTTGTTAAGACGGTATGGCTATAAATGGAGAAGGGAGATAGAAAAGTTACCACCCTATTTTCAATCCTATCTGTTTGGGAGATTGAGTGCGCAACTCACGCCAGCACAATTATCAACACTCAATTTTGACGATTTTACCAAGTATATAGACCGTCATCAATGGGCGGCACTTACACCTTTGGAACAGGAAGTGTATTATGCGGCAGCAACACGCACATACTCCTATATAAAGACGATGGGGGAACGGGCAAAAACGATAATGTCTAATGCCGTATCGGAAGAAGAGGTAAAAGTTCTTGTGGAACAGCAAAGACAATTGGAGCTTGGAACGATAAAGAAGGAAATGATAGAGGGTGTCTTGAAAAAGAAGTCCGTGCAGAACATTGTCAGCAATATAGGACATTCCCTGGAAGACTGGAACCGTGATTGGGGGCGTATAGTGGAAACTGAGATGCAGAACATTTATCAGACCGGGGTAGCCCAGCAGATAATGAAGAAACAGGGAGCGGACGCGCTTGTATATAAGACAGTATATCCCCAAGCTTGCGCCCATTGTATAAGGTTGTACACTACGGCAGGAATAGGAAGCAAACCGAGGATATTCAAGCTTATAGACTTGATAAACAACGGGGATAATATAGGAGTGAAAGCCAAAGATTGGAAACCAGTTATTTACGCGACGCATCCTTATTGCAGGTGCGACCTTAAGGAGGCGCCTAAAGGTATGGTTTGGAATGACGAGACGCATTCATTTGAACCGCCTAAAGAACCATACAAGAGACAGATAGAGAGAAAAAGTAAAGTAAAAATATATGTTGGAGACAAAGTGTTTGAGGTATGATTTTCGGATATAAGGGAGATGTAGAGGTTCTGACCCTACGGAAGACAAGGGTAACAAAGGAACGTGTCAAGGAAAGCACGGAAGAGGTGGATGTGTACAACTGGGAGGTTATCCCGGTACGTCTGGACCAGATAAAGGAAGACGAGTATGTATTACTCTATTGTATGATGAATGATACGAACCTATTCAAGAAGGGAGTGGAGTGCACCAATTTCAAAGGGGAGATGGAAAACGTTGTATTGGAAAAGGGGATAGTAATCTCCGTATGTGAAGACGCAAAACATCTCTCGTTCACTATGCCTCATCAAGTGATGATACCGCTTGTTGATGAAAAGACATTCGATGAATGGACTGATGAAGATTGTTTCGGAGTAACCAGGGGGAGTAGTCGAAGAAGTCCCGATAAAGAGATAGAACAGGGGGATGTGGAGGAATATGTAAAATTCTACAATGACAATCCGGAATATATGCACATGGGTGCAGGAACGAAGAAGGTAATGGAAAGAGGCTTGTCCTTGTATGAAGGGAAACTGTATAACATAGAGGCCGGGCCGGAATATGCGCTTATAACAAAAGAAGGTTTGTTTCTGAAAACTGAACATTGATTATGGGAGAAGGAGGATTCAACACCGGGTTTGTGGAGATAAGGACGCTTGAAGGCGAAAAGTTCCTAAAGGATATAAGGATTAATGAAGCCGTAAAGACAAGACATTCCTATACGCTTGTGGAAGGTTTACATGTACGCGAAATGAAGCCGCGAGAATCAGTATATAACATCTATTTTAATGCAGGCAAGGAAGGTGTTCTTAACAGGATTTCGGGCGAACAAATGGTATGGACGTATGAGAAGAACTACCTTGTTCCGGTAAAAGTAAAGGAATTGAACATTTCCGACAGAATTGTTCTGTATGGGAACAAGAGGGGTAGGATTGACCGGATAGAAAAGGTGGAGACACTTAACAGGTATTTTTATAAGCCCGAATTGAAGAAAAACACTTCCTATTATATTGATAATGTCTGTATTTTTGGATAGATTGTGCAAAATTCGTATTTTAGCAGAAAAATTTGTAGCTATGAATTTAAAGAAATTATTTCATTTACAGACAGCAGAACAAAAGGTGTCTGAATACAGGGAGTTGCTGAGACGCTCCGAGAAGATAGAAGCAAGAACAGAAGAGCTTGCAAACGAATTTGCCGAAAGAAGCCAGGTATTGAAAAGCTTCTCCCTGCTTGACAAGGACGAAAGAGAGATTTCGGAAGAGAAATACAACGAGTTCTTGAAGGAGCATACTTCACGGGTTGCACAATTGCAGAAAGACAGGGACAAGGTTTTCAAGGCTATTGCCGCCTTCCAGAAAGACGAAGATATAGCGGAAGCCATTGCGGATGTATATGCGGTTCATGTAGCAAAGAAAGCATGGAAAAGCAAGAAGCTTTCCAAAAGTGCATACGATGATATCATGAAGGCAAAGACCGGGGTAGTAAAGTATGCGGACGTGCTTTTGTTCAGAGGCGGTAAGTTGCTTATCCTACAGAGAGCAGGGGAACACATGAACTATACACCCGATTGGTGTATACCGGGGGGACATGTGGACGAGGGAGAAGATTTCCGTACAGCCGCACAAAGAGAACTTTTCGAGGAGACCGGAATAGACGTTCCGGAAGACACTCTTATGGAGGTCGGTGTAGCCAAAACGAAGAATGCGGAAATTCATTATTTTATGGGGCACGTTGATGATGAATCCCCGGCTTTCGTGGTGGTTGACGGTGAGGAAGAAATCGGCAGTATGTGGATTGACCCGGTTACTGAACTGGAAGACTACGATTTCATCTTTGACATGAAAGACAATATCAAGAAGATTTTGGGTCTGGAAGTGAAACCCAGCCCGGTAGAAATCGTGATGAAGGCTTTCCAGGAAGGAAAAGTAACGGAAGATGTGGTAAAGTCCGTGTGTGGGAAATATCCTAAAGAGATACGGAAAGCGAACAACAAGACCGATTTTTCACACAGTGAAAGAAAGGACCTTGCAAAGAAAGGCGAGGCAATGCCGAACGGGAAATATCCTATCAGAAACAGCCAGGATTTGAAGGACGCTATCAAGTTGTCCGGTGCTTCTGATATGCCGAAAGAAAAGGTGCAGGCATGGATTAAGAAACGCGCTAAAGAGCTGGGTCTTGAAAGCGAATTGCCGGAAGAATGGAAAAGTAAGGAAGTTGAAAAGACGATGGACTGTAACGATGCGAATGCTATTTGCAAGGAAGATTTGGACGACAAGCCAAAAGGCCCGGAAGGTGACGGAATAGCAAAGAACGAGGAAACGGAAACTACGAACGAAGAAGCGAACAGCGAGGAAATAGAGAAGTCGGAAGATGGACTGACGGTTTCTATGAAGTTTTCTTCTGTGGAAGACGCGATGATATTCAAAAGTGTTATTTCCGAAATGATTCAAGAGGGGAAAGTGAAAGCCGATGTACTGGAAAAGGCAAAGAAGGAGGACGGTATGTATGCCGTATTTGCCGATTTCGCTAATTTCCTGGAAGGCGTTAAGACCCGTTCAAAAAACGTGCATTGGAAAGAGGAAGACAATGCCAAGCACAAGTATCTGGACGATTTGATAGATGAACTTTCCGACTATGAAGATAAGATAATGGAAGCCGGACAAAGCGGTTTCGGCCGTTTCAAGGACGGGGAGATAAACGGTGAAGAAATAGAGGTTAACGACCCTATAGAATTGGTTGACCTTATTATAGACCGCACAAGGGAATTCTATTCCAAGCTTGACAATAACCCCGAATATGCCGGGGAAAAGTCGTGGGTGGAAGATTTTATGGCAACACTCAAACAGACGAAGTATCGTTTACAATTACATTAATTGTTTTGGGGAGGGGTGTAAACACCCCTTCTTTTTTATTAAGGAAAGAGTATGAAAAGAGATATATTGAAAAGCATGTTGTGTGATAAGCTGGAAAAGGCAGTGTCGCACAAGTATGTACGGAAGGAGCCGGACGGAAAAGGCGGTTTTCGATACATATACACCGAGAAGGAAAGAGAATCGACAAACCAGGTCATTAACAGAAGCGGTGACAAGTCCATAGAGAAGACCGGAACGAACCCGGCAGCAGTTACCAAGGGGTTAAAAGCATGGCTGAACAAGAATAATATAGACTACGATTACAATAAGGCGAAAACAACTGCGAGCAGCTATTTTAAATTTGAGACAGGGAAAGGAAGCTATGAGATACGTGTTTCCAATCATACCAAAGCGAATGCAAACGATAAGGGAGGTATAGATATCCAGCTCTACGATTTAAACGACGGGTTTAGTGTTGATATAGATACGGCATACGGGTTCACTTCCAAGGATATTCAGAATATCATTAAAGACGCTGAAAGGATAAATGGGGAAGTCCACAAGAATGAGAAGTTAAAGAAGATGCTGGAGGATGAAACCCTATTGGAGAGATATTATAATGAAAGGTATATACCTTCCAAGCATACAAAGTTTATTGAAGATGTTGTTAACAGTATTGGAATAGAAGAATCGGAGTTTGGGATATTGGGAGATATTGTAAATAATATGTTCGACCAAAGTTTACACAAAAGCGGTGTATATAAAAAGATGGTTGAGGAAAGAGAGAAGAAGATACAAGAACAAAAGGAGAAAGAGGCGAAAGAAAAAGAAAGCAAGAAGGAGAGAAGGGACAGGGTGATGGAAGAATTGAACAACCATATATTCAAGCAGGAAAATTCAACCACACCACCAGAAGAGTTCGAGAAGATTGTACAAGAAAGAAGTAACGGAAGGGCAAAGGGCTTTACGGTAATCGGAGAACTGGGAGAAGGAGACAGAAAGAAGTATTTCTATGAATGGGCATACCCGGTACCGGAAGGTAAAAAGAATTATACAAAGCCATCCGATAAGTTCGTAGACAACTACTTAAAAAGCAAGGGTGAATAATTTTTGCATAAAACTTTGGCTATTTGCATAAAAATCCATACATTTGAATCGGTAAAGCTGTAAATATATTTTAGTTATTGTAATATATTGATTATTAGATATTTACAGAAACATGTTTATTTCAATTCGTTGGATTACAGAGTATTAAAAGATGTTTGAGGTAGATTCAAAATTCAATTTTTTCACAGAGGCAAACTTTGAGAAATCAGATTTCAATCCTATGGATTACCCGGTAGGGGACGATAGAAGATACGAAAAGATGATTTTTGAAGGTTTAGCGTCTGATTCTTCCATTGATTCGGAGGATGAATCTATGAACCCTAACGGATTTGTAATAGACCGCTTTTTAAAACACGGTCTAATCAATTTAGACCATTTGCCATCACGAAGCCCTATCAATAAATCAAGGTTCTGGATAGGACACCCATTGGACGCATATGTAAAGAATAACAAGTTCTACGTGCGTTGCCAGTTATGGAAGAAATCACCGGAAGCAAGAGCGTTTTATGACAAGGCACTGGAAATGCTTGCAAGTGGTACAGACCGGAAACCTGGTTTCTCCGTTGAAGGAAGAGCGCTTGAAAGAGACAAGAATAACCCTAAAAAGGTGACAAAGGCATTGATTACAAACGTAGCAATGACAATGACGCCCGTAAATGCAAATTCGTTTGCCGATATAGTAAAGGGCGTGCAGACAGTAGATTTCGTAGAGGACAATAAAGAAGAAATTAACAACGGTTCTAATAACGTTCTTGTAGAGCTACAGAAGGACGGATATAATATAAAAATAGACAAATCTTTCAACGTTACCATTAACCCTATCATAGTGGAAAGAGACGAAAGATTTCAAGAGCTTTATAATTATTATCTGAACGGTAATGTAGGATTGAACGTTATAAAGGACTATTTGAGAACCGTTAATAAATAAGTTTGTACACAATTAAAAGTTTAATAAAGATGGACGAAAAATATTTGAACGACCCTATCGTATCTCTGATGAAGTCTATGGGATTTTCTGACGAGTACATTATGGCGAACGTGAAAATCGAAAAGTCTGAAAACGGAGCAGCAGCAGGAGACCATGAATCCGAAACCAAAGAGGAAAAGGATATCAACAAGCTGGAAAAGGAAGCCGTGAAGGACGAAGAAAAGGTGAAGGAAGACGAAAAGAATACCGCCAAGGATAAGGATGCAGAAGGTGAAAAAGTGGAGAAATCCGACAAGGAAGACATCATGAAATCATTGGGTTCTGTATTTGCACCTTTGATGGAGAATTTCCAAAAGTCTATTGACAAGTTCCAGGAAACAGTGGATGGTATTAACGACAAATTGGACAAAATGTCTGGCGTTACTCCTATGTTCCGTTCAGAAGGACTTAACAATATGACAGCTATTCAGAAATCTTTCGAGGAAAGAAAGGACGAAGCAGGTAAATACGAAGTTAATGTAGTGAAAGACAGACCTATGGCCGTAAAGCTTATTGAAAAGTCTTTGGAAGAAGCACCGGAAGATATCGCTAAGTCACTGGAAAGTGATGCACTTGCATACCTTATCAATCCGGACGCTGAAACAGTGGGTGAAAATCTTGCACGTTACATGTACGAAAAGAATGGTGTAAAATTCGTGAAATAAACTCTATTAAATAAAAAGAATATGGATTTGTATAATTATAGCAATCAAAACGGTACTGGCGATGTACTGGGCGGCATGGATTCGGCAGAAATCTTGAAAGCGATGGAAGCAGGTCTTAAGACCGGAATGCAGTATAACAACGAAATCAACAATGGTGGTGGTTTGAAAGTTGAATCCCTGGATTCAGTCTTGAAGATTCTGGGCAACCGTATGAACCAGTTGGTTTATTACATGGAAATGCCTAAACATAAGATTGACAACACTGTACACCAGTACAACCAGTTGTACAAGTATGGTGAGGAAGTCGGTATTTTCAATGCAGAAGGTGAAACTCCGCAGGAAACCGATTCTCAATACAGACGTAAATCAATTGTAACCAAGTTTATGGGTGTTTCCGGACAGGTTACACATCCGGGAATGTTGGTTAAATTGGCTGGCAATATGGACATGTATCAGAAAGAAGTCGAGAATAAGACTATCCTTCTGAGTACCATTATCGACACACGTCTTGTTGACGCTGATTCTTCTTGTGTAGCTGAGCAGTTCGACGGTGTTTTCCGTCAACACATGTTGGGTATCAACGAAATGGACGGTGGCACGGCAGAAGGTAAGACTTCTGAACAACTGTTAGACGGTTATTTCAACAGTCCGGCAGTTATCGACGCACAAGGTTCTGTATTGAACGACAGTCTGATTCAAGACGCTGCAAACGTTGTAGTGAACGTTTATAACGGTTATATCGACCGCATCATTTCTAACCCGATTGTGTTCAACAACTACGTTAAGATGTTCCACGAAAGCAAGCGAGTTATTGTAGGTCTTGCTGCCTCTGTAACTGGTGCAACAATGGGACAGTCTGTAAACGACGTTACAACTCAGTTCGGTAAGATTAACATCAAGAATGACCGTTTCTTCGACGAACGCAAGCCTATTATGGTAGGCAAGGGCGCCACAAGTGCTAAAGCTCCGGTTACTCCGGTTGTTGGTACTGTCATTAAGGTTAATGCAGCCGATACCAAGACTAATTTCGGCAACCATGCAGGTTCTTATGGCTACTTGGTAACAGCAAAGAATCGTTATGGTGAATCCGCACCTCTGAATATCACAACTGATGGCGCCAAGGTTGTAGCCGCTTCTGAATCAGTAGAATTTGAATTTACTGCTGGCGTAGGTGGTGCATTCCCTGCTACTTGCTTCGTGGTATATCGTACCAAGAAGAATGCGGTTTTGAACGCAAATACTGAATACTTCCCTATCTTTGAGGTTCCGGCTTCTCAGATGGCAACAGGTTACGATGGTGCCGCTGCAAATTGCGTACGTGACCGCAACCGTATCATTGCAGGTACTAAGTCTGCTTTGGTATATTACAATGACAGTCAGATTAACGAATACTTGCAGTTTGCTGATACTATGAAGATGGACTTCGCTGTTACATCTCCAAGCAAGCGCTTTGCAATTCTGAACTACGGTACCCCGGTATTGTATCAGCCTGCAAAGATTGTACGTATTGTTAACATTGGTGAAGAAGGCTTGTAATTAGCTTGATATAAATTTATAGGTTTAAGAAGTGAAAAGTGAAAGGGAGGGAGTAATTGAACTCCTTCCCTTTTTGTTTAAAAAGTTTGTATTATGGAAAAAGTGATTTTAAAAAGTCGGGTGTATAACAACCATAGAATTGTACTTAATGGTGGCCCGGTACAGTTTGTTAACGGTAGAGCGGAAGTATCGGAAGAACTCTATCAAGAAATAGTAAGCCGTAAACTTCCCGATATTTACAAGGAAGGTGAGGAACCGGAATTCAAAACACGCCTTGAAGAAAAACTTCGTTCGGAAGTGAAAGAAGGGAACAAGGAATATGAAGAGGAAATAAAACGTCTTAAGAATATCGTCGAGGCGCAGAAGGTTGAAATTTCCAAGAAAGAAAAGGAAATTGAAGTATGGAAGAAATGCGTCGAGGACTTGAAAGCAGGAAACAAGGAGACGCAGGCAGTAGTTCCCGAACTGGAAACAAAGCAGGAAGTTTCTATTAAGGAAGAAGAGGACGATGAGGTAAAGACGGCTCTTAAGAAAATGAAGGTTGACGAATTGAAAGAACTTGCAATGACAGAAGACGGAGGCTCTTTTAAAGAAGAAGACCTTAAAGGCAAAAAGAAAGAGGAAATTATAGATATGATTTTGTCTAAATAAAAATACTTTACAAAGATGGGTCGATTGACGTTTACGATAAAATACAAGAAAAATTCCGGACTTGTGCTGTCTGTAGCCGAGATATGGCAGACATACTTATACGGAATAACCATTGACGGAGGGCAAGGAGCATCATTTACGGACGAATCCATGCGCTCCTATATAGAATCAGCACAAAGAGAGGTTGAGAATTGGTTCAATTTGAAATTTGTAAAGCAGTTAATCGACCAGTCTTTGACTTATTACCAAAAGGACTATTGGCAGCAATTCCCTATATTGTTCCCGTCATATCCAGTAAGGGAGCCGTTAAGCATGATTGGGATGCTCAATAAGATAGAGCAGATTATATACCCCCAAGGATGGCTGTCATGCGAGTATGACAGTGGTATGGGACAAGGGAAAAGAAGGCTGAGTGTTGTTCCTACAGGGTCTTCCACGACACAAGGAAATGCGGAAATAATATTGACAGGCATAACGTCTCAGATTGGTATGCAGCGTTTCCAGTATATACCGGATTATTGGAGGGTACAGTATATAACCGGATGGGACGTGGACCAGATGCCTATGGACTTGATTAATCTGTTGGGAAAACTTGCATCATTCGGGCCGCTTAACATAGCTGGAGATTTGGTTCTGGGTATTGCAGGCGTTTCTGGACAGTCTTTAAGTATAGACGGATTAAGTCAAAGCATAAGCACAACGGCTTCTGCGACATCTGCCGGGTATTCTGCACGATTGATTCAATATCAAAAAGAGATAAAGGAAACGGTAGGAAGGTTGAAGTTGGTGTATGACGAGGTTAAATTTGCAGTATTTTAAGTTATGGGAGAAACAAGAAATATATTACAGTCTCCATCTTCTGGATTGAGTAATTTCCGACCGGAATTTTTCAAATCGGAGTTCGACCAGGCGATACAAGCCAAAGGTTACGATGTGGAGATAATGCGCGCTTTACGTTGCCCGTGTCATGGAAAAGAATCTGCACTGCCGGACTGTCAGAATTGTTTCGGTACCGGATATTTCTATGTGAATGCGATACATACGAAAGCACTGATAACAGGGATTAATTTTACCGACAAATACAAATCATGGAGCCAGGAGCTTTTAGGTACAATGGCGGTAACAGTGAGGGATATAGACAAGGCGAATTTATCCTATTATGACAGGATTTCTTTCAGAAATGAAATATCGTATTTTTCTGAAAATCTCCCTATAAGATACGATGATATGGGACAGCCGTTTGTGTTTACCACATACAAACCAGTACAGGTATTGGCTATGTATCTGTTTGAGGCTTCAAACAAACCCCTTGTAAAGACGGATAAAGGACATATAAGCGACGTTAACCCCTATTGTATCATATTGGATATGGAGATGGATGCTTTGCCCGAAAACGGCTTTGTGTCGGTATATTACAAGCATAACCCGGAATATCATGTTATAGATTTGCCGCATGAGATACGCGCTTCATGGGCCACTGACAAGAAAAGCGGACAACTGAATAAGATAGAGCTTCCGGTCCAGGCTATTGTAAGAAGGAGCCATCTTATAGCGATAGAGAAGCCGAATTTTGATGGTAGCGGTGTGATATATAATGAAGACATATAATTTGCTTCTTTGAAAGAAAATGTTTAGATTTGTACACTTTTAAACATTTTGTATATGAGAGCGAAGAAAGTTTTGGAAGTCCTTGGTATAAGCCGGGCAACATTATCCAATTATGTAAAGGAAGGAAGGATAAAGACCCACAATTCCGCTACACAATGGATAGATTACGACGACGAATCCGTATATGCGATTGCGTCTAAAGGACAAAGAAAGAATGTAATATATGCAAGGGTCATGAACAAGCATAACCTTAACAAGCATATAGAAGCATTGGAAAGGTATTGTAGGGAAAACGGACTGCACGCCAAAGATGTATATAAGGATGTGACATTTAACGTTACATTGGCGCAAAGAAAAGGGTTCAATAAGTTGTTGGACGATGTGATATCCTATAAGATAGGAACGGTAGTAACACTGAGCCGGAAAAGTCTGTCGGGAACGGACAGTGATTTTATAGAGATGTTGTTTGCAAAATTCGGGTGTGATGTAAGGTATATAACGGAAGAGTAGGATGTTACCTCTATATGTTGACATATCGGAAACAGTTGCGGAATTCGCATTGACACCACAAGAAGCGGAATTCCTTGGAACACGTCTTGTTGATGATGTGGTAAAGGAATATATGCGAAGATGGAATGCGCTTGTGGATTCTGAACTGCATCAGACACGGGGAATATATCGGTCTGCCATGCAGGTAGACCGGACTTCTGCCACCTCTGTAGAATTCGTGCTGTCTGCAAGGGCAGCAGGGCCGCTTCCTATGATGCTGGAAGAAGGAGCAACACCCTTTGATGAAAAGATAGGGTTCCAGCGTTCGGACAAGGCAAAGATAAAGAAGGACGGTTTAGGATGGTATCTGACAATACCGTTCAGACACGCCACACCCGGAGCAATAGCGGAATCCGGAATATTTAGCTCTGTTATGCCTAAAGATGTGTACGATATGGCACGTAATGCAGGAGGACAGCCGTTGAAGCTTGCAGACTTGCCGATAAGCCAGCAAGTAAAGGGAAGCCGGAAGGAAATAAATATACCCGGACTGAACGTACCGGAATACATGCACAAGTCAGCAAAATATGAAGGTCTTGTAAGGGTTGAGGCTCGAAGTTCAGACCAGGAGAAGAGAGGTCAGTATATGACATTCAGAAGGGTTAGTGACAAGTCAGACCCTACAAGTTGGTTCAATGGCGGTATAACGGCCAAAAAACTTATGGACAGGGCTTTGGAAGAGGCTCAGATAGAATATGTTGCTGAAATGGCGATAGACGAGGCATTAAAACGAATTAAAGGACTATGATTGAAATTGTGAAAGTAAAGCAGTTTATAGTATCAATATTGAACTATATACCGGAAGATTACAGACTGCACCAGGGAGACGAACAGAATACCTTCCTATACAGACTTCTTAACGGAATGAAGGAAGGGAATTTTGATTTTTACGACCAGGCGAAGAAATTGTTTTTAAGGGGAATGACAAACCCCCGTAATTTAAGGGTGTTGTTTGAGTTTCCGAAAGACAATACCGGATTGCCAGCCTATGTAATAAGGGAACCGGGTGCAGACCCAGGAGCAACCAATTCCATAGGGAAAATGAACGGGCAGATATACGACGGTGGCGCATGGCAGATAAGAGACAGCCGTTTCCATAATTTCGAGATAATGTGTCTTTCGGACAACATGCTGGAAAGCATAATTATGTCGGAAGTTCTGTATGCACTGATAATGGGTTCCTATAACTGGATGTCTACCCAATATGATTTGGTAGAGGTAAGAATAACGGAATTAATGACAAACCAGAATGTATTGCCTATTCCTATTTTCATAAAGTCTGTAAGACTTGACTTGACTTTGGACCAGATTGTAGGAACACTGGTAAACGAAGAATTGCTTAACAAGATTGCATTTGAGGATGCAGGAATAGCAGCCGAAAAATGGGGTGCGGACAATTATAGCAGGGATTATGAATTGCCCGGTGTAGAATCGGACATTGACAAAATTGTGACTAAATAATTGGTATGAGGCAGAAATTTGTTTACCTTTATACCGAAAATGTATGAATGTAAGGATTTGATAGGGAAGTTCTTGCAGAATTTCGTGGACTAATAAAAGAAAAATAATATGGCATCAACGTTTATTTTCAACGGTCGGCAGATTTCATTGCCCGGTGTCTACTCCACTATTGTAAGTGGGGAAATGAACCCGGCACGAAATCTTGACTATGGAAAAGTCCTTATTATTGATACAGGAAAGTATTCAGCCGGATTTGGTGGC